ATCACACCATTGACGCATAAATACGGTAGCATCCTCTTCGAGGTACATCTCTATGTCCTCGTGGATGGCTCCTTTATCCATGCTAATTACTTTCGTGTGGTCTTGCTCTAGTTCGACTGTAAACATGATTTTTCCTGTCTAAATCCCAACGTGGACTTTTTTAACTGGTGGTTGGGACTGTTGCAGAAAGGCCCCACTAGGGGGCCTTCCTTAGCTACTCGCAAGTGCGCTGACCTGTTGCTGGGTCGTGATAGCAAGCGCCACCTTCCTTTTCGTCAATGAAGTCGCTTACACGTTCCGCTTTTGGTGTTTCGACTGCATCCTCACTGGTAGAGGCGTTCAATATCCCAAAGCGTTTTCCGCTGGACCTAAAGGTCGTGCATCCAGAGGAGCCTCCGTCATAGGCTTGCATATATACATCTTTGAACTGTTCCCACGTTACCTCATCGCCCACGTTGCAAGTCTTAGAGCAAGCACTATCGACATATTGAGAGGCAAGGTTTAGGACGCGGACGTGATCGAAAACAGATAGTGCATCCGCTGTCTCACCTTTCACACCGAACTCTCGAACACCGTAGTCTTCAATGCGCTCAACTCTTGGGCCATCGAAGGTTTGGATCGTGCGGTCTTGGTAGTGGCTAAACACTGGCTCAATGCCAGAGGATACGTTGTCAGCACTCAAGCTTATGGTGCCAGTAGGTGCCACAGACAGGAGGTGACTGTTGCGGATGCCATAGCGTGAAATGTCATTACGAATATAATCTGGCAAGGTCTCCGCGAAGGCACTGTAGAGAAACTGCACCTTGAACAGAGGAAACGGGCCTTTCTCACGAGCCAGAGCAATAGAAGCATTGTAACACCCGTCACGGATGGTTGACATGATCAACTCAAGCTCATCCATAAAACCTTGAGTACCGTATGGGCAACCAAGTGCCTCAATGGCGTTGGCCACACCTGTCACACCAAGGCCCATTCGGCGTTTGTCCTTGGCTTCCTTTTCTTGCGCTGGGAGTGGGTAAACGGCTCTATCCACTACATTGTCCATGGCACGGACGACTTTAGGTATGTCGGCCTCTAACTGGGCGTAGTCGAAATCGAAGCGGGTGCTGCCAGATTTACCTTTGACTGATTTGAACTCTGGCACTTCAGTGACATACTTAACCAAGTTGAATGACCCAAGAAGGCAAGCGCCATTCGGGGGCAGGGGCTGCTCACCACAAGGGTTAGTAGCTGCTATCTTCTCACAGTAATGAAGGTTATTCTTTTGGTTGATCCTGTCGATAAACAAGATACCAGGTTCTGCCCAGTCCCACGTCGATCTTAAAATATCATCCCACAGAGCTACGGCACTCACAGTCTTAAATACCTGACCGTCAAACTTGAGGTCAAAGTCACCGTCAGCTTTCACAGCGGCCATGAATTCATCGGTTACACCAACAGACATATTGAATTGTGTTAAGTCAGTGCTGTTGTTCTTCGCACGTATGAACGTCTCGATATCGGGGTGATCCACCCTTAGAACGCCCATTTGTGCTCCACGCCTGTGGCCTGCTGAGGAGATCGTTTGGCATACTGCGTTAAAGATACCCATGAAGCTCATAGGTCCACTAGAACGGCTGTCTAGGCTTCTTATGAGGGCACCATGTGGCCGAAGCGTACTGAAGTCATAACCAATGCCACCACCGAGTTGCATAGTCTTAGCTGCATTTGTAGCGGCTTCCATAATGCCTTCCATGCTGTCTTCGATAGTCATTGAAACGAAGCAGTTGTATGGCGTCACGCGGAGTGGTGCGCCCATACCCTTTTGGACACGTCCAGCGGGTAGAAAGCGCATATTATACAGGATGTCACGGAAGTCCTCAAAGTGCTGTTCGTCGTCTTTAAGGGCGTCTGCTACTCGTGTCATAGCGTCTTTAAATGCCTCTCCTTTGCCGCGATACTTCATGGCGTGGATTTCTTCTGAAATACCAATTGTTGGGCCGTAGTGGCCAGTACTATTCTTCATAAATCTCTTCCTTCAAGTGAATTAATACGCATCTCGCAATAGCGCATGGCTTTGCGTAGATCAGTGATTTCGGATTGTACTTGTGTTTGGTTGTCGTAGACTTTGCTGCCAGAGCGACTTACATACTTAATGATGTTGCCACGCCAGAATTCCATTGAGTTACCCATGATGAATGTGATCGGCTCAATGTGCCATTTGGTGTAGTGCTTTGGCTTTGTGATTATATCCTCATGGGCCATCAAACATTACCTCCCGCAGCACTGCACGATTATAGTCAGTAACCGTGAACCTCTTGGGATTGGACTTAGAAGCTATGCCTTTGGAAACTCGCGTCACTCCCCTGCACGCCTCTAGCTTTTTTATGCAGTTGTGGACTGTGCTGTGACTGAACTCTTTGTTCGCCTGTGCCAGCATGAAAGGGACGCCTTCGGGCTGGTCGTAGACCCATTTCATTATCTTACGGGCCATAGCGGTCCTATTGGGGAAAGGTCGCTGCCAATAGACACCAGAGTTGATGGCCATGTAGCTACGATCAATTGACTTTTCGTGGTTCAGCATTGCTTGGCCCAGTTCGTACTCTTGTTCTGATGTCATCTTTTTGGCTCCCATAGAATTACTGACTGCTTCTCATCGTCCCAATCAGATGAGCGAAGGATACGAGCGAGACGCGCCTGAGTTAGCGCGTAGTCTTCTGTTAGTTCTTGCTTTTGGTATGCTGCGACTACAGCGTCCCACGTTGGGCGTGCTCCCAGTATCTTTTCAGCAGACTTGGGACCAACGCCTTTAAGTCCCGCGTATCCGTCTGTGACATCGCCCGTTAAAGTCTGGAGTAGGAAGTTTCGGTCAGCTTCAGCTAACGTAGTGTCCAGCCTTTCGTTAGACTGGGGGCGGTATAGCTTCGCTGGTATAGACTTCATGTCTTTGTCGTCACTGACGATAATAGCCTTAGTACCTTCGATTGAACCTAGAACACCCATGACATCATCGGCCTCAAGCTCATCAACAAGTATGCTGTCAAACTCTTCGAGAGCCCAATCAACCATGGCGGCGTAGCCCACTGGCTTACGTGTCTTCTTGCGGCCAGCTTTGTATGTAGGTTCAACACTACGTCTAAAGTTGTTTCTGCCAGAGAACGTGACGACTACATCGTCTACTTGTAGTGCCGATTTGAAGCCTGCAATCATAGAGATGAACAGCTTTTTAGCGGCGGCTACATCGGTGTAAAGCGTCCATATATCGTTGCCCCAGTCTATCTCCTCTTCGATTGAAGTGGTTGCGCGATACAGGTACAGGTCGCCATCAATCAGTAGCGTTGGGCTTTTGTAAGATTTCTTTAAGAACATCGTCGATCTCCGATTTAACTTCCATTCCGACTTCGCTGATGAGCCACTTTCGGCCCCAACTGTCGGTGTCTATTTTTGTTGAAATAAAGCCCTCTGACGCGGCTATGGCTACGTGCAGAGCACCATCACGAGCAAAGTCTGACTTAACTGTGAATGGACTGCGCCAAGCCCGATCTAATACAATGTAAAGAGACACAAGGTTCTCTAGGTATTCATCAACTTTAGTGGGTCGAACCCCAAGAGCCTCCCACGGAATATTCTGAGGCAATGGGGATTTTAATTCCGAGAGAGCGGCCTGCTTCTTCCGCCATTCTTCTAGTGATATTACCGACATCTTCGGCTATCTCCTTAGTTTTGCACGCCACTTGGATTTCGTCGTGTATCCAGCCCATTATGAAGGCATCGGCACCGTGTTTCTGTTTGATTTCATTGAAGCAAAGGAGCACCCACTGCTTTGCAATTATCGCCCCACAAGACTGTAGTAGCTGTGACAGCGCACGATGCTCTGAGCGGATTTTTAAGACCCTGCCATCGCAAGCAATTATGTACCCACGTAGGTATGCTTTTTTGAGGTTATTCTTTAAGGTGGCAAAGGCTGGGACAGCTAGATCGTAATCCGCCTTAAGCTGCTTTCCTAACTTAGCGCCACCGCCAGCAATGGCCCCAATGAGACGGTCACCCCCACCGTATAGGGTAGCATAAATCCACGTCTTGGCTTGGTCTCGCGTAGCTAAACCAGCCGCCTTTTGGTTGAACGTGTGGATGTCACCTTCAAGTATTTGCTTGGCATACTCACCGCCGTCATATTGAAAAAGGTAATGTGCAAGTGCTCTTAATTCGATGCCTGATAAATCAGACCCGCACATGACCCAGCCCTCTGGTGCTGAGAACAACTTACGGCACTCTTTGCCATAAGGTGATCTTGAGGATGTCACCTGACCCAGATTTGGCGCTTGGTGGCTACAGCGCGAACTGGTGCACCCATTTGACACAAGCCTGTGCCTCAGTTTGCCATCAGGGCTGACCTTCTTTAGCCATGCCGCGTTGCCCTCAGCCAGCATCCCGATACGCTTTTGTATAAGGAAGAACTCAGCTAAACGCTTGGCCTCTGGAAACGGT